TCAAGAACACGATTGATCTCCGTCACTCGGAAGTTGTAACAACTTTTCCTGCTTGGTGGCACCAGTGCTCCCATGTTCTTCTCTCTCATCTATACCTAATATGTATATGACAACATATACTGTCATGGCTAAAGCAAGGATTATCATAATGATCACAGACCATACAGGATCATTTGGATTATCAAGAGGTTTAAGTATGAGATTCATTACTAAAAGGTGCCCAGTGTTGCCACCCATATTTGTGAACATAATTCATACCAATAATAGGTACAACAACTAATGCAAGACTTAGTGAACCAATCCCAAAAGGATTATTGAGTGTGGCAGCAGCAAAGTGTGCTGCTATATGTGCGATGTGGGTCATACGTATCCTCCCCAGATTTTCCAAAGATCTCTAAAATAAAAATCTACTGAAGTTAAACTTCCTACAGGAATAGGTTCTTCTTCAGTGTTGGCCCATTTTTTACAAAATTTAAAAATTTGCTTATTACTATTAACGTGACTCACCCCATACATTCTAGCGAATGAACTCATAATAAAATCATAACGTTTTTTAATGTGCTGTTCCATTTCCATCATACTTATTACTTTCATAGTAGAAATTTTCGCCTCTATATAGTCCAAAGGATATAGTTAGTAACACAAATGGAATTGAGACCCACAATAAAACATTTTCTAAAGTCATTTAAAAAATACCTTTAATCCTAGAGATGTTCTGCCACCCTCAAATTCTTTTATGCTGCCTAGGTATTCAGCAAATAATTTTAAATCCTTACCATATTCAATACCAATAGATCCTAAAGGACCTTCAAAATTATCTTTACTATCAAACTTTGAATTATTCAAAGATATACCACTGTATACTGTAAGGTCTGGTGATAGTGGTGCTAAAAATTTTACACCTGCATGATTGATACCAGGATGATCATCACACTGCATTGGTGATGAAAGATGTTCAGCAAACAATCTTAAATGTTTGTACGTATCATATTCAATACCAAAGGAACCTACAGGTTCTTTCAAGAGTATTTGATGACTATTATATGGTTCTAAATTAACTTGAACATAAGTTTTCACCTCATCAGGACTCATAACTCCAAGCATTGCGGTTGTTAGTGTTCCAACAATCGTACTTGGTCCAATACATAAACTCATTAAACATTACCAGGTGATAGTGATTTAAAAATTTTAGAGCAAGTATCAATAGCATAAGGTGCTCCATATACTCCAGAGAAGATATAGGATATACCCAACTTAGAGCAATACTTCTCAAGCTCCTGACATTTTGTTATGTCACTGTTACTATGATCAATAATGATATCACCCTCTTCAAGTAATGGTAGTAACTCATCAAGTATGTCTTCTGCCTTTTGCTCTGGGAGTGTAATCTGAAAGATACCAGGAATTCTACCAGCACTGGTAAATTTCTTATTATCAGTTTTAACTGCTCGGACAAGATACTCTATTGAGGTTACACATCCACTAAGGCATCCTGCTTCATATTGTCCACAAGCATTCTCATAGTTAGTACTACTATAACCCCAAACTTCAATTCCCTTTTCAATCATACGTTGAGCCATACCTTCACCAGTGCGACCTAAACCAATCATTCCAACTTTCATTAAACTCTCCTAAGTACAGCACTTTCAGATCTACGACGCATCTCACCTGCTAAAGATGCATATTCATTATGCATCTTATCACCTGCAATATAATTATGTTGTCTTTTTTCTAGTGCTTCAATAATAAGTTTGTAATCTTCACAACTAAAATCTGGAAAATATTTTATCATGGATTTCTTGGATCTAATTCTTTAAGATAATCAATCCACCATTGTGGATCTTTCTGTGTTTTCCAGTTTGGTACTGGTAGACCTTTTTCAGAATAATATTCATACAAAGCATCATCTATAGTCTGTGCTATTTCCATATTCTTCTTCCTGGTCATCAACATCCTCATATGGATTTTCCACATAGGGTCCTCGTTTTCGTAAAGGTTCTTTTCGAACATAATTCGATTCAGCATTTACGGCAGATGCCCAAACAGCAAGTTTAACCACTATGAAAATAATTCCTAAAGGAAGAAAACATGCCAGAAGAACTATTGGGTTCATTTTCCTCTATATCTTATAGGCCATGTTAACTGCATTCCAATAATAATCAACGATATGAAAGCAAATACAAATAATGTACTCATCAATTTACATGTACAACGCCAGTCATACCTGCACTCTGATGAGGACCACAGAAAAAGTTATAGTCTCCTGTGTCAGCAAATACAACGTCCTGCGATTCTCCAGGAGCAAACAATAGTGCTTCTCTAGAAAGATCAGGGCGAGCTTCTACAATGATATTGTGAGGAGGTAGTGATTCATTCATAAAATGAACTGTATCACCTGCAGAGATTGTGATCTCATTCGGTTCAAACACTAGGTTACCATTAGCACCCATTGTAACATCAATTGCCCATACAGGCACAGCAAAAAATAGTGTAGCAATTAAAGAAAAAAAGAATTTCATACTTTTTTTTCAACTACACTATCTATTAATATTACTTACTGATTAATATTTAATTGTTAGAATATTCAAACAATTTTTTTTACATTTTATAACTGTTATCTGTTGATGCAAAACCAATTTTCATAGGTGCTTGTTCAATACGAATAGTTTGAGCAGGTGCAGTTTCTTTTGCTGCTGCAATCAATCTTTCCATATCTGCTTTACTAATACCACCACCATTTCCATTACTTTCTCCTGCTTTCTTTGCTGCCTGAACACCAAAAGTAGCAAGCACTCCAGTAAAGACACTTGCAATAAAAGTTGGATCTAATTTCTGTTCTGGAATACCAAGGGCTGGAGGTAACTTGATGTAAGCCAACGTGAGTATTCCGCCACTCCAAACAAGGATACCAAGCCTAACAAAAGTAGAAAGGATAGCAAGCTGTTCTTCTTTGTCACTTGCTGCCTCCTTTATCTTTCCAATAATACCTTTCTTCTTAGAATCTTCCTTCTTAACCTCTTCAGGCATTTGTTGTGAAGCAACTAATTTATTTAGAAAAAAAGGGGGTACTAAACCCCCTGATATACTGGTGTCATGAGTCCCCCATCAGGTGGTCCATCATCATCTTCATTAGTTTCTATGAAGAGGAGCATAAAGAATAAAGGTGTCAAGAAAAAAATAATTGCTTGTGCCCATTCTATACTCATGAGGATTTCCTAGCTGCTGCACCAATTGGTATAAGAAACAGCAGCGCTGCTACTATAAATCCCATCACCACAAACCTGGAATCAGTTGACCTGTAGTGGCATAAGATCCCATAGCAGCCAAAACACCAATCATTGCTGCCCAACCATTAATACGTTCTGCTTTTTCGTTAAACATTTTTTTGTTCTCCTAATGTAAAATAAAATTTGCTTTGATCTACTGGTGCATTTTCATAAGAGGAAATGTCACCATATTGTTTGTGGTCTTTGTAACCAACCATTCTCCCTTTTGTATTCTGCAGAGCAGACATAAACACTACAAAAAAGAATACTCCTGGAGCACCAATTAAAAGAGCACCTCCAATTACATAATATGTCAGAATTTCAAGTAAAGAGGGTTCCATCAGTAGGTTTCTGAAAGTTGTTCCACAGTATAACCGAGCAGACAGAAAAAAGCAACTGTCGTGACGGTGAAAATAATCTCAGTCATCAGAATCCAAAGACACCAAAGAAAAATACACTACCAGAAGTAGCATAAGAGATAACAGCAGCAACAAATCCAAGCATAGCAGTGCGTCCATTCAATTTCTCTGCCTTTTCTGCATATGATTCATAACCATAACGCTCTGCGTCGGTCTGAGAGATATACATTTGGGGTTCTTTAGCGAACAGATTTTGCTGGCCACGATCATTTGTTGTTACAGTCATTTACCTTTTGTAATGAATCTTTACATATTATATATAAAAAAAATTCCCCTGTCAAGGGGAACAGTGTAGTAATTTATACTTAAATACTTTCTGTATCACAAACTCCTAACTTAAGTTTGTTGATTTCTGCTAACAAAAGTAGGTGTTCATTCTCTAAAGATTCAATTCTCCACTGAAGTTTCTCTACTAATTCGTAAATATTTTTACATTCAGAGATATTTTGTTTTCCTCTTTCAGAGTCATCATAAAACCACTTCAACATCTTTTTTACTTTCTTTTTCATTATTAATCCATGTCTCCACCATAACTGATGCAGGTCTTTTTGTTTTCTGCTGATGCTCTACACCATTGTCTAACGTAAGAATCTGCATCCATAGTCATTGCATGGTGAGCGTGGTTATGCAGTGCCCCTATCAGTGCTATCATTCCTAGCATTAGAAGGGATGTCAGCGTTCCTGGATTTGTTATAAACTTTATAAGGTATTTTTTCATAAAAAAAGGGATGCTGTCGCACCCCTAGTATAACATCTAGATGATATGTGTCTATAAGATCAGAAGTTGTACTTGACGCCCAACTTACCACCCAGACCAAAGTCATCTTCATCTTCAGCAGTTAAGAAAGAAACCTCTCCATATGCACTCAGTGCATCAGAAACGGGAACTCCAAGACCTACTTTACCAGAGAACTGGGTGTCAGTGTCTTCGCCATCAACAGCAACAATTGCAGGACCAGCCTGAACATAGTATGCAGCAGCACCAACTTCTCCTTCAAACCCAACATGAAGATCTGTGGTTGCAGCAGTGTAATCGTCGCCAACCCAACCAGCATTTGTTTCGATGTTGACGTAGGGACCTGCAAATGCAGCTCCAGCAGAAGTGAGCAGAGCAGCGGAAGCTGCGAATACAGATTTAAACATTTTTTGTACCTTTTATGTCTCGTAGAAATTATTCCACGGATGATAAGAACCTCGACTTGGTTCTGTTTGTGTTAATAATTTTGGTATGATTAAAAAACTAACTCTAGTAATTGAGGAGATCGTTTCTTGTTTAATATACCAAAACTGAAAGACTAACTCGAGTAATTGAGGAGATCGTCTAAGAAATATATTTTCTTCTTTGTATTAACATTATTTAGTATATTGTAAAACTAAAAATGTGTCAAGTTCAAGATGAAGATTGTGAGGTTTCCACCACTCTTCCAAGATATGGATCAAAATTCATGAGTTCATCTATACTCATTTGTGCTCCCATATTAGTCCAATAGTTAAGTTGAGAGTCATGGTTTCCACGATGGAAAGCATCAACATGTTCAGGATGAATTGATGAACCTAATTCAATTTTATATAAAAATAGAGGAAGAGAATATGTGTTTCCTGAGTTGTAAAGTAAATCATCAGCAACAGGTCTTGGTCTTACACCATTATCAAGTTTATATTTTTCACCTCTACAGTGAAGACGAATTAACTTTTCAGCATGGTGTCTGTTGATAATATAACATGCTGTGGAGAATTCATTAACAAATCTTTTATGAATTCTTACATGCAAATCTCCAGTACAGATAATTGCAATCTGAACAGCATCCCAATCATAAGGAATCTTAGCATAGAAATCTTTCCATGTGAAATTCCAAAATCTTGCTACATCCATATTACAATCATCTTCCATGATAACTGCATAAGGTGAATCTGATGTTTCATACCAGTGCTTAATAGCTTTAAGATGAGATGTTGTACATCCAATCTCACTGGATGTCATCATGTCAGGATATCTTCCTTTAATAATATCACTTAGATCATCATCTCTACCATCATAAGCTGAAATGCGATGAACATTATCAAGTTCCCAGTAATCAAACTGCTCCTTCATATACTCCCATCTATCTGGTTGATCATCAAGATTGATACAGTAGATAGGACCTATACCATTTAACTTGTATAGTGATTTATTTTTATCTCTCATATTACCTCCCAGTGATCACAGTATAGATCTTTAGTATTATTGTTTGCATTATTTGGTCCAAACCATTTTGATGGAGCAATAACCTTTCCTTTATTTGCTAACCATGCTCCCCACCATGAAAATGAAGAGTTAGCAATAATGAAATCAGAACATAGTGACATTAAACACATATCATGATATTGATCTTGTCCTTCTGATACAAGAAATCTATCATCTGCAAATAAGTTTTGCTTTTTACACCAGGCAGTATCATCAGAAAAAATTATGACTTGCCTATTACTATCAAACTTTTTTAAAGATTCTTCATAATATTGAAGACTTTGATTAAAATGATTAGCAGAGTTAATTAGAAAATCACCACGTCTGATATGTAAAGCAATAGGACTTGAGTCAATATTATTCATCATTTCAAGACATGGATTTTCAATTTCTTCTCTGAATTTGAAATCTTTTCGTATCTCTTGATCAATGTCTTTGAAGTATTTTTCAGATTGAAAAAAACCAAATAGTGAGACATTATCAGGACAATTATCAAAGAGATCTTGACTGAAGTGATAGTGAGGTTCTTGTATATACCTCTGAGTATTGATTTGTCCTACAGGTTGTGAAGGTAAAAATGGATTAGTTAGTTCTGTTTTTATCCAATTACCAATCCCATCATCAATAGGATCAGTATAGTTAGGCCAGATACATGAGTATGATCTATTAGATGCAATTCCCCTGAGTGAGGCATATTGAAACATCTGATTACCAAGTTGTCCAAGTCTACCAAGATGATTAAATCCAATCATTGACTTTTAATCCAATCAATAACATCAATTTCAGGTTTCCAACCAAAGGTTTCAGTAATTTTTTTAATATCAGCAAATGTAGTATCCATCTCTCCAGATCTTGGGGGGATATTTATTTGATTGGAGGAAATACTATCAGCAATAGAATTGACTGAATAGCATTTACCTGAACCAACATTAAAAACTTCACCAAATTCATCAATTGATTGAGTAGCAGCAAGATAATTTGCTCTTGCAACATCCTTTACATGAATAAAATCACGTCTTTGTGTTCCATCTCCAACAATTGTGAGTTGTTCATTTGAATCTTTTTGTCTTTGAAAGATTCCAATTACAGGTGCATATTGACCTCTTTCTGGGGATCTTTCACCAAACACATTAAAGTATCTTAGTACAACTGTTTCAAGACCATACAAGTCACTATACATTTTACAGAATTTTTCAGCAGCAACTTTAGATGCTGAGTATGGATTAAGACAATCATCAGATTGTGTTTCTACATTTGGATAAGAATTATTACCATACCCAGAAGAAGTAGATGAATAAACTAAACGTTTTACACCCACTTCTCTGGCACATTGTAGCACAGTTGCAGTGCCAACACAATTTCTATAAACTGCTTGAATGGGATTTTCAATAGCTGGTTGTAATCTAGATTCTGCTGCTAAGTGAAAAACATAGTCTACATTAGAAAAACAACTCTTCAAAACTTTGTAGTCACATACATCAACATTAATATTGATTGCTTTATTATTCCAATAAAACTTATCATTATTAGCGCTTTCATTATCAATACAAACTACTTCATGACCTTTTTCAAGTAAAAAATCAACAAGATTTGATCCAATAAAACCAGCTCCACCTGTAACCAGACTAATCATTTTTATACTCCTTCTTCATTTCATTATACACTTTTCTAATACCAACATCAATAGTAGTCTTGGGAACCCACCAATTTAAAATATAATTGTCTGCTTCATTTCTCTTATCCATCTGAACACTATCTTTTGCTAAACCAGGTTTAATTTCAATATCAAAATTATCATCAATAGCAAAACATCCTTTAATAATAGAGGCAACTTCTTTGATTGTCTCTGATCTAAATGATGTAATATGAAGTGGATCTTCTGGTTTGAAGTCAGTATAGTTTTCCATAACTGTCTCTAATGCTTCACAGCAGTCTTCAGCATAAAGGAATTGACGTTCTTCAGTACCATCTGTCATCATCTCAAATTGACCCTCTTCAAACCCCTTACGAATGAAATCAGTGATCACATGAGCTTTCTCATGATCTTTTTCAATTCCATAAACATTCCAGAATTTGACAGTCAGTCCTTTGAGTGCAGTAGTATGCAGTTCACCAACACGCTTCATTACACCATAAGGAGAATAAGACATGTTGCTCATTTGAGATGAAGCAAAGACAAATCTCTTTTTATATTTGCCAAGTAAACGAAAAGTATTTGCCATCATACGAGTATTGTTATTCACAAAGTCAAAAGTATTTTGATACTTTTTCAAATACCTTGAACCACCAACATCAAAAGCAAGGAAGAAAACAAAGTCAGCATATTTAATTGTGTTCTCTATAACTGTGCTTGGTGTCACTCTCAGATCATATTGAACACCATTTACAATATCAACATCAGTTACATGATGTCCTTTGTCTTTTAGGTACTCAGATAGATAAGCACCAATCTGTCCAGCAGATCCTAAAATTGTAATATTCATTTTACCCTCACTGAGTTATAAATTTTATTTTTTAAAGATGATGTTGAATATCCATGACTCATTCTATCAATAAACTTAATCTGAATTTTGATATCCTTGCCTGTGTATGATCCATCAATATAATCGTCACCAATAAAACGAATATCATAATCTTCAAGATACGAAAGAAAAGTATCTTCTGCTTGATATACAACTACATCATCAACATATTTAATTGATTTTAAAATTTCTTTTCTGTCTTCTAAAGATTGAACTGGTGTCATCTTATTAGGTCTAGACATTGAGGGATCTTCATGTAGTGCTATCGTAAGATGATTGCAGTGATTTTTAGCATCCTTAAACATCCTAATGTATCCAGGATGAATCAAGTCAAATGCTCCTGCAACAATACCTTTCTTCAGTGGTTGAGTCTTTTTCCACTCCTCTACATTAATACCTTTATCATCAATAAAAATATCTGCAGTGGGTTTATGAAACATAGGTTCCAATTCATTATACTTTACTCCCCACTCAGCAAGCATATCTGTAGTAAGTTTAGTCCAATCCTTACCTGATCCTCTTCCTCTAGCAGTCATAATAATGATATGATTACCTTCATCAAAGAGACGATTTACTGTCTCTACCATAAAAGTAATAGGTGTAGAATCCCAATATCTCTGCCCATGACCATCTGAATTACATGGTGTATTGCAGATGGTGCCATCAAGGTCAAAGCAATATTTCATACCACTCCGTGTAGGAAAATTTGATGAACACATTCTACCACACCATATGACTCACTGGCAATATGGTAATTCCAAAGGGCATTGGTTGCTTCATTTCTAATAGTGTTATTACTATTAAATCCAGTTAACACACCATAAGATGTTTTATTATCTTCACACCAATCAACACACTTCAGCATATTTTTAGATTCACCACCAGAACTTAAAATGACTACTAGTGTATCATCTTCAACATAGTATTCTAAAAATTTCTTATATGCATAATCATATCCAAAATCATTAGTAAGCATGGTGATCATAGAAGGATCAGAAAGAATTGAAACTTTCTTATTATGAAACTTCATGTAATCTTGAGAGATGTGGGAAGCAACAGAATTACTCCCACCATTTCCTAAGATAATAATTCTTTTATATTGATTAAATGCTGTTTGATACTTCTCAAACTCACTTTCCATGTGAGCAGTTTGTAGAGCATCAGTATATTCTTTAAATGGATTCATATTAATTCCAGTTTGATGGGATGCGTTGTTCGTGAATTTGTTTCTTTCTTACACAGAAGTATATATTTGCTCCTTTATTATCATGGTTACTGAACTGATTACTACCAAACAAATATCCAAAGTATAAACCATTTTCAGTGCCAAGAACTCCAGCAGCTTCATGATCACTCTGTGGTTTTACTGACTGAGGATAGTTTCTACCCACTGGATAAGAGTGCCAGTCATTTTCAACACAAAGTTCAAATCCATTATCAAAGAAAATGTTAATCCATTCAGCAGAATTAAACATAGACCTATGTCTAATTACCAGTTCACCATCTTTCATTTCATAATCAGGAACTGTGGCAAGAACACAACAAAATACACCATCATCTGTAAGATGATTTTTTACATTATCAAACCAAATACCAAGATCATCTGGATGAATATGTTCAATCACATCCCAACTATGAATGTAACTAAACTTTAATGGTTCTCCATCATCCAAAAGTTGAAATGGTTTAGAAAGATCTACATTAAAAAGATTTTTATTGTGATATTTTTTCCAATTATGTGATCCAGCACCATTTAACACATGAGTAGATCCTTCAAGTCCAACAGCAGTATATCCTTCATCAACAAAATCTGTGATCATTTGACCACCAGCGCATCCCATATCTAAAATTTTAAGACCATCACCAAAATATTTTTTTACTTCTGCAACATAATTACGTTCAGTTCTATTATCTACAATAGTTCCTGCAGGAGCAATGTGATCAGGAGAATCCAAAGCTACAGGAAATTCAGTTTCTAAAGTAATCAAAGACATTTACCCTTTACTCCATTAGGCGATACATTAATTTTAACAGATTCATATGGAATATTCAAGTCATTCTTTTTAGAAAACACCAAGAAGAAACCACCATTACCTGCCCCACATAATTTATGTGAGATCACAGAGTCACTTTCTTCAAGAACCTTATCCATACTTCTAATAGTTTTATTCTCTGTGATGTGAGATGTTGTTTTCTTTTTTTGATCCCAACTTAAATTTAACAACTCTAAGAACTCAGGATAATCTTCATCCAGTAGAGCATCATATGCATTCTCTACAGTCTGCATAAGAGGTACTGCCTTATCAAGATTTTCTGTGACACTTTTTAGTACACTCTTTGAGTTTCTGGTAACACCAGTAAAAACAAGAGCCATATCATAATACTTGAATAAATCAGTTGATAGAAAATCATACTTAACTATCCCACCCTTGAAGAAATCTATCTTTTTAAATCCTCCAATACCACATCCATATGGATCCTGATACCCACAATATGGATTCATTTTCAGTTCAAGTTTATATGCTAACTTACAAATTTCAACATCAGTCATACTCAATTCGTTGAACATAGAAATGCCCTTAATCAAACTGATAATATACGATGAGGAAGATGCAAGTCCACTACCTTGAGAATAAGCATCACTAGTCATAGAAATGTTCATAGGATTACAATTAAAATGATCCAATACAATCCTAACTAATTCATTCTTAATATCATGAATATGTTGTACTTCTTCTCTCTTAGAATAATTGACAATATATTTGCTTGACTCAGCATTATATCCCAATTGATCTTGATGAAGAGTAATATAAGTTTTAAGATTTGATGTAAAACTGATGACAGATCCATGACCATACTTTTCTACAAAGAATGGATTATCTGTAGATCCACCAAACAGAGATACTCTTAATGGGCAGTTAGATATTAGCATACTTTTTAAGATACTCCTGTTTAGAATAATAAGATCTCAATTGATGTCCATTCATGTTCTGAATTTTCTCCCACTCATCAAAGTTTTCTTTCATATAAGGATTTCCCTGAACAGAATTAGGCCAAGAGTTTGATCCTCTACTGTGCTCTAGATGATACACCATATCATCTATTCTACCTACAGAATATCCCATCTTATCAAATCTATAGAATCTTTCTTTATCTTCTGGAGATGAACCTCTAAAGTTTTCATTCTCCATGCCTGCATGAATGTAAGAGTTTCTGTTTACAAATTGCACATGACCATACTGAGCATCATACATTTTTGACTTCTCATCTAAAACATTAAAGTCAAAGTCTTCACTAATAAATTTACTTACTCCTTCATCATCAATAAAGACTTGCTTCTGATAATTTCCAAATCCATATGGATAGACAAGATCAAATCCATCCATAATCATTTTAACAGACTTTACATATGTTTCTTTCTTAAAAAGAACATCACAATCATAATTTGCTACAACATGTGTATCTGCCATATCAATCATTTCATTAAGAATTTTCATTCTATAGAAAACAGGATCATCAGATTTTTCAAATACATGATGTAGATTGTTGAGATTTTCACCCAGAAAATCTTTTATCTGTGGAAGTACTTCATCTTTAAATACAGATTGACTATCTACTTCTTTAAGAATTACCTTAGAATTAAAATTACTTAGAAGGTAGCATAGGACTGTTATCACATTCCTCATTCTATCTGCACTTTCAATTCTAATAGGTATAATAAAAGTGCAGTTTTTTAAATCAATCATTTTGTACAACAGAAATAAGCAGATTCATCCCACCCATTATACCCAGGAACATTACCAGAGTATCCAGCTCCTCTTACAATATGATTGAAGAGATATCCAAAATGGTTTTCGTTGTGAAGACCCTCTTTAAAGATTTTAAAACCTGCTGCTTCAATTTTATCTTTCCACCAGGAAGAAGGGAAGACTGATTGATGTAGAGTAAACAACTTTCCTTCATATCCTACAGTCTTATCATATGGTGCAAAAGGTGGAACCATATCCTCACCATTTTCATTTCTTACATCAGGAACAAGAGAGACTCCAAACACACAAAGACCACCTTCTTTAAGGTGCTTGAAGATATTATCAAGCATAGGTTTAACATCTTCAGGAGCGATATGTTCAAATACTTCTTCTGAATGAATAAAGTCAAACTCCATAGGTTTACCATCTTGATAGAGTTGATAATCCTTCGTTATGTCACATAGGAAAAGATTTTCATCATGATACTTATCCCAATTTTCTTTTCCAACTCCAGAAAGAGAATTACTACTCCCTTCAAGACCTATACCAATATCACCTTTATTAATAAAATCAACAACAAATTGACCACCAGCACAACCTAAATCAAGCATGGCAATTCTTTCACCATCAAATCCATCCTTAACTTCATCAATCAATCCAGGTGATGTAAAATTATCTCTGACTGCTCCTACTGGACAAATGTGATCAGGAGAATCATCAGCTACTGTTTTTGTTGCTTCTAATGTAATCATTTTTTTACGTAAATTAGATTATTAAACTCTTCATCAAAGTTTTTAGGTTTAGGTATAATGACCTCAGATTGACAACCACCAAACCACCATGCAACCTCATCAAATGAACTTGCATATGTACCAATAATTTTAGCACATTTTGATAGTATCAACAACTCAATAAAAGCATCCGTTGTAATTTGGATGTCTTCATGATGACCAGATTCAGCTAATTTTGGATCATTAAAAATTTTCCTATCATATAAGATTATTCTGTCAGGATATTTTTCTGCAAAATAAGTATAAACATCTGAATTGTCTGAACAAAAAAAGAATTTTTGATCTTCTGGTAGTCTATCTATCTCCTTTTCAAATAGGGAATTATCATGATATTTTCTTCTATCACAATACCAAGATCTAATATGAACTCCCACCATATTATCCCAATTATCAACAAAATTGGAAACATATTCAATAATCTGAGGATTAATTTTAAGATGACCAATTACTTGGAGATACTTATTGATAAAGTATTCTGGTGTTTTTTCATATAAGAGATCTATGGTTTTAAATTTATCAATATATTTCTCTTCTTCTGGTTTTACATATAGTCTCCAGTCTTCTTCGTAAATCATATTGGGTGGATCAACTTTTTCAATTTCAGGAAAAAGAAAATTTGTTGTCTCATGGATAGTACACACTTCATCATAAACTGCCATAGCACTCAGAATATTTTTTATCCTATTTGCTATACCAGCATGACTTACTACTGTAGCTTTCATTAAATTACCTCCCAATTATCTGGATACAAATCATCTGTATTGATGTTAGAAAGACCTGGACCATACCATGGGGTAGGAGCAATTACATTTCCATTTCCCAACCATGCTCCCCACCAACTAAAGGTACTATTTGATACCACAAAGTCCTTACATTTTGATATAAGACATAGATCAAAGAAAGATTTCTCTGATTCAACATCAACATCATTAAAAATAAAGTTGTTCCCAATAAAATGATTCTTAAAACGATTTACATCATTTGAACAGATTATATATTTCCTATCTTTTCCATACTTTTCAATCGCTCTATCAAAATATTCCATTTCAATATTTCTATGATTGTTGCTGCAATTAGGATAGTCAAAACTATCATTATAGAATCTTACACAGATTGAAACTGGGTCATCCTTAAGATGATCTCCATATTTTAATTCAACTTCATCTTGTATTTCTTGTTTAAATCTAAAATCTAATCTAATTAATTTTTCTGCATTTTTAAAATATTTTTCTGTCTGAAAATACCCATTCAAAGTTATATGATTAGGACATTCTTTGAAAAGATCTTCACAAAATTCATGGGATTCATGCAGTTCAACTTCATCACCATCAATAAGTCCATATCTGTTTCCACAGTGAAGCATACCAAATCCTTTTGGTAGATCACAGTCTTCAGGGATTACAAAATCAAATCCACGTTGTTTAGCAATACCAACAAGAGATGCATATTGAAACATTTGATTTCCCAATCTTCCATTCTTGCCAAGATTGTTCATTCCAATAGTCATAATTTTATCTCCTTGTTTTGTTCCTTCAATCTATCATCAATTATATCACCTATATCAAGTGAATAAAAAGCGTGCCATCCTCTAGTATTACCTGTATACCAGTGATTGCAATCACCTCTATGCATTTTAACTTTTTCCCAATACTCTCTTGATTGTAGTTGATAATGATTTAAAAGTAATTCTGGTTCATCATTTGATTTATAAGAAAGATTAATGGATGGTCCATCATTTACAGCATCATGAACCATGAAGGCTTGAATTCCAAAATCAGTATTTACAATACATTTTGGAGCATTAAGATTCTGCCATTCAGGTTCATTTTGTCCATTTGGATTAGCATGACTGTAAATGGTACACCAAACTCTGGCATCATACTCTGCTCTTTTATCAAAATTATTGACGATTCCACCTTTAGGATGATCAATTAAATCATTAGAGTTAAACCAAACCCAATTAGTAACTACTCTTCCATAGTTTTCATATTTAAAAAGTATATCTTTTAAATTAATTGCTTTTGGACTATAGAGGAATTCATCTACATCTACTTGAGCAATCCACTTTGATTCTTTAGCAATAGGAAGAAGATACTTATTTGTAATATCAATTTGTCTACCAACGTATCTCTCAGAAATATCACTTTTAAATAATGTGACATACCCTGAGTCAATATATGGTTGAAGAATAGGCATGTAATCATCATCACTAAAATCATCCACAAGATAAACATGATCTGCTCCATGTAATTTGTAGTGTTCAATCCATTCTTTCAAACTCCAACTTTCATTCTTGAACATTGAAGCTACTGAGAAATAATATTTGTGACTCATTTTACAATACCAAACTTCTTATGAACATATTCAAATTCCTGTTGTGTTTCCTCTTCTGATACGTCTGCCATCAGGGTATTATCATCTCTTACCCTATTAGCAATCAGAACATCATGATGTAAAATAGGTTCACCATATTTAAGCAGCATAGAGTAATAGAAGTCCACATCTAAACACATTCTAACATTAGGATCAAACCTAATATCAACCCCATTTTTAATTGTCAGTACAGACAATCCACCTATAAAGTTGAATCCAGGATCAGTAATCATCTTCTCATGAAGAAGTGGCAGCATAGGATTGAAGAATGAATGACCATTATCTCTGGTATGAATTGCACCACAAGCATACCATTGTGCTGATGATTCATTCATCACTTTATACATTTTTTCTAATGCTTCTGTATCATACAAAAAATCATCCTGTTGAAAAATTTTAATAATCTCTCCTGAAGAATTATCAATAGCATTATTCGTATTAATAGCAGGGTTTCCCCTGCCTTCCTCATTAAGAATGTATTTGATATTTAAATCATACTCATTTTTTACACAATAATCTTTGATGTCAGTATTAACACTGTGATCAGAGACAACAACTTCAATATCCTTTAGAGTTTGTTGTGAGACTGTACGAAACATATCATCCAGCATCTCAACACCAAATCCATAATACTCAAATACTGGAACAGCAATAGAAACTTTCATCATCTAGTAACAATCATTTCTCCATGTAAACCATTTCTAAGCAATTCAAATTCATATCCATTCTTATCAATCCATTCTTTACATGCAAGTCTTTCATGATTATCATAATGTGGTTCATGACCATGCCAATCATCAAATCTCATATAAATTTTATTCCATTCACATTTATCAACAAAATTTAAAGATGATACAGTAGGTTCATAGATATCTACATCAATATGAACAGCACAAATTTTATCAATATCATACTCAGAGGGTTCTTCAAGATTGTGAACATCCTCAACAATTAATCCAATGTTTTCAAATTGAGAGAGATCATCAATAACTGTCTCATAAGTTTGTTTGTATTCAGGACCATCAAGAGCAAAAGCTCCTTCATGCCATCCAGCATAAGTTGGAATGAATTGATTGGTTTTTTCTAAACCTTGAAAATGATCAAACCCATGAAATCTTTTGCTTGGTTCAATAACAGCAAAGTCACGAATAGTACCACCAGATGCTACTCCAAATTCTAATGCATCTCCCTCAAGACCAAGACCCTTAAGAATTGCTGCCCATTCAATATGAGTCATTGGATGAACAGGTGCATCTGAAGGAAAAATGTTATCCTGTTCTGACCAAGATGGTGGTTTATATTCAGTTGCTCCCTTGTTTAGGAGATAATGATTTTTCTTGAGATATGTTGATAAACTTTCAAGTGCTTCAACTCCTCCTGTCATATCATTATTACTTACTTCACTGAAAATTTGTTGAAAATATGCAGTTGAATGGTCAAGATCGTATTTCATTTAACTCTCCTATAATTAAGAAATTTGAACACCTTGTGGAAGATTGCCATGATACCCAAAAGGAATCATTCCACGATTAATATCTAGGGTACTTTCGTGTGAGAAGTGTTTGGCAACTTCCACAGGAGCAAACTTACATCCCTGAGATTCAAAGATGTGTCTATTATGAACACAGATGTTTCCATCTTCATTCCAATTAACCCCACCAAACATTTTATAGAAATCATTCATCGCTACTACATCAAATGGAACTTCAACCTTTGATGGAACATCAAGTAATTTTTTACTTCTAAATGAGAACCCACCATTACCAACTGCAATATGATCACCATATGGAGTCACAAATCCCTGCTCTCTCCATGGCCATGGAGCACCAATATAATCATATTCATAAAACTCATCTTTCCATTCATCTGGATTAATAATAAATCCATCATGCTGAATAGTAAGTGTGAAGTTTGTATTGATATGCTCAGTCAGATGGTAGATCATAAATCTAGCATAATCTTTCATATTTGTGATTGGAATGCTAGGTTCCTCACATACAATACCATCTTCAAGAAGATCTTTACCTTTAGCATCAATAACTTCTTTTGATGTTATAAACTTCACAGAATCAAAGTCAGCAAAGTCCATACATGTGTAGATAGCACGAATTGTATCCTCTACTCCATTATCAAGAGTTTTACTCTTTTCACCATCCTGAAGATTAGATTCATCAATCTTACTCTTATCCCAAGGTACATACATTGTAGATAGAGTAGTGTTTTTTAGTTTTAATTTAGTCATTTGTATCTACATATAGTGCTTTGTATCTTTTAGCAGATAATGGTTCAAGATCTGTTAGATAATAAACAGCAAAACTTTTTCTCATTTTACCTTCTGGACATTGTATGGGTTTAGCAAATCCATGCCAAGAATTTTGTGATGTATCAAATAAAACTGCTCTATTAAAAACAGGTTGTATTTGTGTAATCTTTTTAGATGGTTTGTTAGTTTTAGAATCATGTGACCAAAATTCTAAACTACCTCCCCATTCAGGATTATAATCCTTTTCAAGATAAATGATGAGATTTAACTTTCTAAGAAGATTGAGTTTAGGATGAGTTGCATAATCAAGATGAACAGCAAGACTACCACCTGATCTATGCATATGCCAACCACCACCATGCAGTCCAACATCAGGATATAATGGTGCTATGCCTGTTAAATCAGATATTTCAGATGTAAAATCTAAAGATAATAATTTAAAAAAAGCATTGTAAGTAGATGGTGGAAATCTGTTCCATACATTACAGGTTTTTTTATCTCCAATCCAACCTTTATAATGAACTACATCCTTTTCATCGTTAAAATCAATAAACTCATCACTTAGTTTATTGGCTTCATCAATGTCAAAAAAGTCATCAATAACCCAGTGGTCAAAAGGATCATTGTAATATGAGATTTTGTCAGACAACATCTGGTTTATCATTGTAGAACTCATGTTGTTTTCTATACTCTCTATACTCTTCTTTACAGTCAACTCCATTCATCATTCTACCACTATTGTCAATATATTTCCAGTCATCAACAATATTATCATCCCCTCTCCAATATCCTGTTGACCTTTTATAGTCATTCCAATATTTTGGAGCAATAATATTCTTTGCTTTAGTATTAGTCCATGCTGGCCAGAAAGCAAATGTGGATGATGTGAGGATTGAATTGACAGCATTGTTTAAGATTGAATAATCAATACCAATTGGTCCACCCTTATAAACATAAAATCCAGAACCTTGTAGATGTGCTAGTGGATCAATCTCATCTGTAGATGATGCTCCAATAATTGGTGCCCAAGGAATATATTTTTTGGCATTTTCAGGATCATCAGTAATCACTCCAAATTTCATATTGGGATTGATCTCAAGCATCCTATCTGCTGCCATCCTGTAATATTCTGGAGGACACCATGCAGATGTAATAAGATACTCTCCTCCTCTAAATTGAATAACACAAAAATCATCACTTGAATAATCAGTGACTGTAATATTAGGTTTCAACCATTCAATAATATCACTTCTCCTATCATTAATATATCTGAGTCTTTGAAATGTACCATCAATCTTAGTATTATCTGGAACAGTTTCGTATAAGAGTTCATCGTAAATCATAGAGTCTTCATTCTGAAGAGCATGAAAACCATAAGGATACTCATCTACTCTTTCTCTACCATAAAACTCAATACCATCAGGAAGAACAGAGGGTTCTTGACCTTCTACAGGTGTTTCTCCTCCAGTTACTTCATCTCCCCAATCAATATTAGTAAGAAAATTACACCCCTTAAATGTTTTAAGACCTACTGTCTGAGTGTTTGATGCTCCACCACCACTATTTGTAACATCTCTCCTAACACCCCATCTAAATCCTCTGTGTTCAGCAATGCATCTGGGAGCAACTATGTTCCATAATTGATTTCCAAGACCAGATCCATTATAAATTTCAGATACAATCATTTTATCAAGTGAGCATATTTTTCTTTGTTGTCAATTATATATTGTGGAAATGAATCATCAATATCAACAGTTCTGTAACTCATATTACCTCTACTCAAAACATCCTTTCCACTCTTAAGATTCTCTGACACACTATCAAGAACTTGAGGAACATTAAATTGTGTGTCACAGAAGGAATTAATCTTTTGTTTCACATGTTCAGCATCACCACAGTATGTAAAATGCCATCCTCCATTTGTAATGATAGACCCTGTAATCTTACTCTCATCCTCTGTACCCTCTCTAATATCATCTACTGTAGTTTGTTTCATAAACTTATATGAGGCTGCTCTAGATCCAAACCAAGTATCAGTATAGAGGTTATTCAGATAACCATGATATGCTGACTGTTGAAAAGTAAAATGAGTATTATCAGAAATCCATTCACCAGCATGTTCAATTACTTCTGGGTTTGGTATCTCATCTCCATCACTCATTACAATTAAATCTTCATCCTCAAAGATGTCAAGATTCATTACTGAATTTCTTGAATAAATTTCACGATGCCAAGGTCCTTCTAGATCAGGTAACTTGATCTGATTGTGAATTATTTTATGCTCCCACTTAGCAAATCTCTCTTTATTATTAAGATAATGACTAATCTTTGGTTTTCCAGAGAATGTTATATCACCCTCTGTAATTACAAAGAAATCACAGTAGTTATCTAAGATATTAAGTCTAATCTCAAGCAATTCAACTTCATGATTGAAGATAAAGCAGTCAAATACTCTCATTAATTATCTCCAAGTGCTCTTACAAGTGCTTTAGTTTTAGCAGCATTATACTCATCTGTTTGCCAAGCATTTCCATTACTAGCATTTTTATAGTGTAATACAAATGCATCATTCATATCATCATCAGTTTCAAATTTAATAAGATCAATAAATGTTGGTTTAGGAAACTCATGTTTGGTAGCATACTCTACCATATATGTGAAGCAATCATAAACGTATTGCCAATAATCTTCTCTTTCTTTTTGATGAGGAAATGTTTGGGTATCTGAATGTTGATAGTCAAGGATAATGAACTCTTTGTCTACAAGATTTACATGCATAGGAGAACATCCATTAAATCCCATCTCAATAAATCCATCAGGTGGAGTATGTTTATCACCAGAGTCTGCATCTCTCTGAACACTTACGTGATCAAGATACTTAATCTTTAATTGATCTTCATAGTCAAGTAGATACTTGTAACCTCCTCCACCAACATCGCAAGATTCTCCATTAAAAATTCCAAGATCCCACTTAAGTTCATTTGGATTGGGCATATTAGGAATATCAGCAATTACCAAACCATTCCAAGGATACTTAAGTGCAATCTCTCCTCTGCTGTGCTCAGAGTATTTCTGAGAGTATCTATAGGATGGGATAAAAGAAAGATTATGTCCCTTCATCATATCTTCTAATGAGATATCGTTGATAAAAAACATATCAGAATCTATAAGAATAGACATACAGTCATTCTTGGTGATGTAATGTTTCCATCCCCATGAAAAAGCATAACCACAAACTTGACTTCCATCTCCAGTAAATGAATCACCTTCAAACTGTTTGTACCCATTGATATACTGTAGATCTGGATCTAGATCAACTCTGATGCACTGGACACCTAATGAATCACATACATCATTAATCTCCTGAACCCTTTCAGGTTTGTATCCACTGAAAGGGTTTGATCCTGCTCTCTCATTATTGAAGACAATATATTCAAAATCATCTTTAACATGCTTTTTCATGCTCTCATACTGAGGTCTGATCAAATCAGGTCTATTATGAGAGTAAGTATAGATTTTAATCATTTTCTAATTTATACTAATTGATTATCCTTTCTTTCAACAATTTGTTCAGAAATCCAACTGTAAGTTTTATTAATTCCCTCTTCTAGTGTTTGAGAATAATCCCATCCAAGTTTTTCTCTAATCAGATTATTATTAGAATTTCTTCCTCTTACACCTTGTGGTGCATCAAGTTTATACATCTTCTTAACAATCTTACCAGAAACCTTAGCAGCAGTATCTACTAGTTCATTAATAGAAACCATCTCTTCAGAACCAATATTAACTGGTCCCATAAAGTTACTATCCATCAATCGTCTAGTTGCTTCAATGCATTCGTCAATGAACAGGAAGGAACGAGTTTGTAAGCCATCTCCCCACACTTCGATTGCTCCACCAACGTCTGGGAGGTTAGCGACTTTACGACAGATTGCAGCTGGTGCTTTCTCCTTTCCTCCATCCCAGGTTCCTTCTGGTCCAAAAATATTGTGATACCTAGCAACCCTGACAGGAATGTCATGATTCCTATTGTAAGCAAAGTAGAGACGCTCACTGAAGAGTTTTTCCCATCCATATTCTGAATCTGGTGCTGCTGGATATGCTGAATCTTCACGACAATCAGGATTGTCAGGATCAAGTTGATTATGCTCTGGATACATGCAGGCAGAAGAACTATAGAAAATCTTAGTTACATTCTTTCCTACTCTATCATTCATTACTTTTTGTGCCTCAAGAACATTTAAGTTGATAGAGGCAGAGTTATGCATGATATCTGCTGAATGTTCATCTGTAAAGATGTATCCAGCACCACCCATATCAGCAGCAAACTGATAAACTTCATCAAAAGGTTGAATATAACGATAAGGAACTGAGTTAAAGAAGTTTCCTCTATCACCTTTATATTCTAAGACTCTTTCTACAAATCTCCTATCTCTGAGATCACCATAAACAAACTCATTTGCTTCAGATTCACTGAAATCAGGTTTTTTAAGATCAACTCCTCTAACCCAATAACCTTCATCACGCAGTCTCTTGACCATGTGACTACCAATAAAACCACCAGCGCCAAGAACTAGCGCTTTCTTTACATACTGTGCCATACTTATTGTTTGTTATACCTTTATTATATCAACCACCAAACTTTTTGACAAGGTTTGGAAACCCTGAATCCAATTCAGCAACAATTTTATACAATAAATCAAGTTTTTTCTCAACTTCTGCAAGTCTATCATAATCAGAACCACCAATCACTGGTGCTGCTGTAGATTTAGATTCTAGAGCCTGAAGTCTGGATTCAACTTCAACATCATATTTTGACATTGCTGCTCCACTTGCAGACTTTGCTGCTTTTCCTTGTATTGACATTTTAATAAAATTGAAATCTACATCTATATAGAAAAAAAAAA